ACCCGTATTATCAACGATAAATTCTAAATTCTTACCGTCAGTTCGGATTTCTGCTAAAGGTACATCATTATCAACACTTTTTATAACAAAAACTTTCATTATTGATCCTTTCTCACCACCCCGATAATATTTCCAAACGGATATCCGGCACGAGCTTTCTTTTGGGCTAACCTGAGTTGTAATACCGCTCTTTTAATCTTAGCCGGATCTAACCCGGCCCTATTCAGTCTATGGATCAAAAGCTTTGAGTCGATTCCTTGCAACCATGCAGAAACTTCAGGGGGAATCGGACGATCATAAACCACAGACGGAGCCAGCGGAGAACGACCCTCTGGATAAGCAAAAGAGTGTTCGTTATCTACATGAATTATACGACCTTTATGGTCAAGCATTATATTTCCTAAGTGTCGATCATTATGTCCTAAGATTAAGTCCATAAGGCCCAATTTGAAAAATTCACCAGTCTTGGCGCTGTTCTCTATAGCACCACCTAAATCAACGGAAGGATCATAAGCTGATTTCAATCCTTGTCTCTTCTCAGAAGCTAAATGGGTAGTATCATTATCCTCACGAGCTAATTTATCGTGACTAAACTGGCCCGTGACCGGGACGTTATCTCCCATATTAAAAACATCCCTTGCCGTCCGATAATAAGTTGAAGCTGCGGTTCCGCTATCCATTCCAGCCTTATTACGGCTGGGCTGTTTTACGGTAACATCACTCCCCAAATCATTTTGTACAGTCTGACGTTTAGCTTCTTTTAAATGGTCGGGATCTAAAAATAATCCATCTATTAACCGTTTCTGATCATCATCAGACTCTAGGTGAGCATGATTGATACCCACACGCACCGGAACGGGCAACCCCTTTTTGAGCATCATATCTTCGGCAACATCTACAAAATGATCTACATATTCATCGCTGATTTCAGGCAGAGCTGCCTTAATGACGGTCTTTAATGGCTTAGTTCGGTTCCAATCTCTGAGTGCAGCCTTAATTTTATTTTTGGCACCAGCAAAATTTTCAATCTGTAAAGCCGCACCTCCAGTGAGGGCACTAGGAGCTACATCATAATTGCCAGCCGTTAGAGTTTTATTAAGGGCTGCGACATTATTAAGAATTTCAACTACTGGGTCTTCTAAAATAATATTATCAACTTCATATACTGGAATTTTAGATTCTGACTTCTTAGTTGTTTTCTTGTAAACTTCAGAAATTGAAGGATCGTCTAGAACTCCGGTTTCGCAAGCCTTATTACACGGCCTTAAAGTTAGGGCAACCCTACGTCCAACCGAACGGGCTAAAATATTATCATCTCGTACCAGCGTATGGCCTTCAATAGAAAAACCAGCTAAAATTTTGATATTTCTACGGTGATAATAACGAATAAGAGCAGCTGCGGCAATAGCCCCCGGATGTTCCTCATCATCTAACAACTCAGCGATTACATAGACATAAGGGCCACCAGATTTTTTGAAGTATTCTCTCTGGCGGTCATTTTCGCAGTCCGATTCTTTATATATTTTCTTCGCAAAAATAATAGCACCGATTATATCTTCTGAACTGTCGTTATTATGCTCCCAATTTAAAACCCGACGACCTTCGATCAAATCAGTTATATCATGGCCTTTAACATCCATAACTTCGCCTGAGCTATCAAGTGCTTCGTTGGTTGCAATTCCATCTATTTTAAAACCAATTACTCACCCCGTTTTTGCGCTTCGTAAGCATCGTAACCAAACGCTATAAAACTTAATATCTCTCTCAGTTTTTCAGGAAACGGTTTATCTAAGTCTTTAAAGAAAATAAATTTTACAAAATCTGCTATTTCTTTGTCTTTTTCTTCACTTGAAGCAGGAGTTATGCCCCAAGCTCCACCAAGTATTGCATTAATAGGAGCTGAAAGAGCAAGAATAACCTGAGAATCATTCCTTCTCATTTTATCGTAAACTTCAGCCGCTCCTGTGCCTGTTAGCTCGGTTAAATATTCTTCATTGAAATATCCAGCATTAACTATTGTTCCAGAAGTTCCCTTCTCTTCAATTACAATAACTTTTTTAGGAGAATTATCATCAGCTAAACTATTTTTAGATAGAATTTTATTTTCTTGCATTTATCCCCCCTTAAACATTAGAACACAAATTATATATGTAGTCAAAAAAAATTACCAGATATTATTATTTTTTAAAGAAGGTGCAATAGTTGAATTATAATCATCGTCTATTGTTTGTTGGAATTTAGGGGTTGGGTTTTGAGTATAATATTGGATAGTGCCTGATAAACAATCAACAATGTCTTTAAATTCTCCTTCAGGAAAATTTTCTACTTCGTTTAGGAAATCCTCATTCCATGAGCCTCTTAGAAGCTTTATGTTACCAGCTCCTGCTTGTGCACTTGCTGGTCCCGATCTTGTAATTTTATCTTTTGTTGCTGGATTAATAAACAAACTATAACCAATAAGTTGTCTAACATAATATCCCACTTCTGCTTTTCCTGCTTGACCTGGATCTTGTTCAATACCAACAACACAATAAATTCCATCTTGTGATGCTGTATTTTTAATCATTGTTTCTACACCGTAAGAATTTTTCCTATCACGCACCATATCAGTGACATAAATAATACCATCTCCTGACCTTCCCGATTTAAGACCTACCGTAAAAGCAGGATTATTATTATCTGTTTTTTCGGTTGCGGCTCTATCCCAATATCGTAATTCTTTAACAAGCTTTGGAACAGCATCAACTATTTCAAACATTGTTCTTTTAAAATAAAGTCCTGCTGCTGGCATTACTTTCCAGTTTCCGTTTAGAAGTCTTTCTCTTTCAACTGTTGGAAGAGCTTTTAAGTTTGATAAATAATTTGGATCCTTTTCAAGAAGAATTTTGTTATCATCTACTTTTGCAGCAATAAAAGTAAATGATTTAGGTTCGCATGTTTCTCCATATCTTTCAATCAACTCTTCTCTTGAATCACCCCAAAATAAAGATTCCCCTTGCCTTATAAACCAACGCACAACACCCGATCTTTCAGGTATTGCATATCCTGTTTTTTCATCCCAATACCATGAAATAAATTCTGCCACCCAGCTTGAAGCATCTGCATTGCAAGTGGCTCTTATATATGGCTTAATACCAGAAGTTGATCTATTTCTTGAAAGCATATAGAAAAATTGACTCTTGCTAAAATGAGTCAATTCATCAAATCCTATGAATGGAATTTGTGATCCTTGCCAATCATATTTATTTTTCTCATGCTCCATATGAGCAAATTTAATTTCTGCTGAATTTGGAAATGTCCATTCTAGTTTTGATTCAGATGGCTCTGCATGAAATAATCTATACAACCCAATTGATTCATCCCATAAACCGCCTGAAATTCTTATTTGCTTAGTTGTTCTTCTAAATATTACTCCACGATATTGAGAATTATTAACATTCCTTAAAGCTTCAAGAAGTAATCCGTAAGACTTGCCACCGCCATTTAGCCCGCAGCGCCGCCATAGATTAGTATATCAGCGCTACTTGCTAAAAAACAAATCTGTGGCCCGGGCTGCGGTTTTATTATCCTTTCGTTTGAATCTTCCATCGTTTCCTGTTCTTATAATATTTATTTCGATCTTCCATTATCTGGTAATTGTATAACTATTTGAGCAGGAATCAAAGGTTTTCCTTCGACTCCAGTAATTTCATGCTTTTGAATTTTACTTCCCTCAATCTCATTTATTTCTTTTATCATTATTGCTTCAGTCCTTCTATCGCCTGCTTCTCTACAACGAACTCTATGTCTCTCACATCTTTTTATTGCTCTTCTCTTTATAGCCTCAAAAGATTCTGCTTTAGTTTTATTTAATTCTTCATTTATTTTTGTAATATATTTATCGACCTGTCTCGACCCTATGTGCCATTTATTTGAACAATATCGAACTATTGCATAGCGGCTATAGCCATCAAGCATCATATTAAAAATTGTCTCTTGTCTTTCTCTTGATTGTAGTTGTGTTGCCTTTGCCATAACTAAATATTACTTTGGATTAAATTTATATACAACATTTTTATTTTTCCCAATACTTAATTATCCTTCTTTTGTGTTGATGTGTCAAGTTTTCCATA